ACCAACCCCCACGGCGGAAAACGCCCCAACGCGGGCCGCAAGCCATCCGGCAAGGTCCGGCTGCAATGTTGGGTCAAGCCCGAGACAAAAGCCGCTCTAGGATCAAAGCCGGGGCCGGTTATTGACGCGCTCGCAAAACTCACTCCGCAGCAACCGGAGCCGGTGGCGCCTGAGCCTGCTTCCCGATAGCCGTTTCCAGCCCCGCCGCCTCCAGCTTCGCGTTGTCCTCTTCGTTCTCCTTGGTGATCTTCTCAAAATCTAGGCCGCGCTCCCTTGCGATGCGTTGCCGCGAGTTGATCGAGAGGGCAATCTCGCGCTCGGACGCCTCAATATCTTTAGTCGGATCTACCCAGGTCCAAGTCCGCCCGCTAAACTCCACGTGCGAAAGCCGGTCAAAGTCGAGGAGCGTATAGCCCTCAATCTTGCCGGTCAGAAGCGCCATTTTCAGCCAGCGTTCAAACAGCGGAGCCTCGAAAGAGTCAATAAACCATGCGTGAAGGATCTTGTAAATGTCGCGCTCGGAAAGGACACCTTGCCGGATGCTGGAATAGGACACTCCCTCAAGGTCCTGAGCCCACGTATTATAGTTGACGTAAATCCCCGGCGAGATCCCGCGCAAGATTGCCTTTCGGAACTCGGGAAGCGCCGTGTTTGGGTAGGCAGGATCAATCATTTGCGCCTCAACCCCATGCGGGAGCTTTTCAAACGATCCCGGAGAGGATGGCGTCACGATTTTTCCGTCGTCGTCCTCATCTCCCGTGTATTCACCCTCTCCGGTCTGCTTAAAGAACCCTAATTTGTTCGCTGAGACGCGCGAGGCGATGACGTGAGACTCTTCCGTCTTGCTCAAGTGCCGGAGCCGCAGGAGCGCATTAGACAGCCAGGAATAACCCTGCGACTGATTGATGCGACGGGCCAGGAACAAATGAATCATGTTCTCCGCATCAACCCGGAACGTTTCGCGGGTGTAGCGCCCCGATTTGGCGTCGATTTTCCGCAAGTGGTAGCCTTCTGGGGCGTCCCATTCGTCGAACTCCACGCCCATGTAGACGCGCTTCACATCGTCCCGCTTGTGCGGGTCGAGAGCGTCGATTTCCATCCCCTGAACGGCAAAGCGGAAATCGTTTTTCGGGAAGCCTTCAACTAGGCGGGAGAGGTATCCGCCATCCCGAGCGGCGGAACGTAGGGCGATGCGCTCAAAGGCTGAACGGGAGTATTGGCGGGTGACATCGAAGTTGCCGCGTTTTGAGAAATCCTCCCATGCCTCCTCAATCTTTGCCCGGGCGGCGACATCTGGACTTGTCGAAAGTCCCTTTTTGCTTCTAGCGTCAGCGCGTCGGGCAAGGCTTTTCATCCTAATCCCGTGTTGCCCGATGACGTTGGATTCCAGCGCCATCAAAGCGCCCTCAACGTAACCGTCATTACGCTCCGCATCCCGAGCCCGATCACGAAGCGATTTCGCGTCCTGCTTAATCGCCTGATCTGCGGGGCCGCTATTCGTGACCCAATCGGCAGTATGTCGCGAGCCCTTAGCCGCGTCGAAATTGCGGGAGCTTACAGGCTTCCCGTTTGGGCCGTAAAGGAGAGGTTTCATTCAAATCTGGTGTAAACGGTTGCGCCGGTAGAGAGTCCAGCGGCGGCGCGGGCTTTTTTGACTTCCGCCTCAAGCTCCGCTTTGTATTTAGTGAGAAGGTTCCGCGCCTCTGGAATTGGGATCTTGGTTATCGGGATGCCTCCGACCGTGTAGGATTCTTGACCCCTGCCGCCATCGTCACTGATTCGGCCCTCAATGTGTGCCTCAAGCATCCTCACCATCTTCCGCGCGTGAGATTCAGCCGGAGCGCGGTCTGGCGGGTCGAGTAGCTTGATTGTCCCGAGCTTTGAAATCACGCGATCTCCGGCGACATCAAGGACAAGCGAAACGGTGTAAATCCCTCCCGGCAAAGTCGCGGTTTTTTCGGGCGGAAACGTCGCGGTTGCGGTTGTCGAGGAAACTGACAGAGCAACGCTAATCAAGGTGCCACTGTCTACGTGTCGCAAGACGGCGTTCCCAGTTGATCCGCTGGCGACAGTCTCGGTAAATGCGAGCGATTCGCCGCAGTAAGCGCTTGTCGGAAGTGAGGCCATGCGACCCACTCCACAAAACGAATCCCGATTTCAAGGTTGTTTTGGCTAATCCTCGATGAAATTGAGCTTATATTCGCGCTCTTTGCCCCTATCCGGTTCGTTCTTTCCGGCATATTCGGCGAAGTTTGCGGCAATTGTGGCGAACTTAACAAGCTTAATCTTGATCGCGGCGAGGTTGTAGACGCGAACGTCTAGCGGTTCGTTGCGGTCTCGCTTGTCTTTCTTTTCGAAAAACTCATAGAAATTGCCGTCCGTGGCTTTCTTTAGGCTGACTTCCTCGATGAGAAGGCGCTGGAAATATTCGACCGTGTAGCCGTGTCCAAGCGGATAGTGCATGTAGTTAGCCGGGAACTCAGATCCGCGACGGTCACGGCGAAGCGCTGCATTTTGGTAAATGGCCGACTTTGCCTCATGCGTTCCGATTTCGTAAAGCGTTCCCCGCTTCTGCCGCTTCGGCTCCGAAAGAATCGGCTTTCCCAGCGTCGTTGAACCAAAGACGGCGAAAACGCGGCGAGCTTGTCGCGGCTTTGTGAATGCCAAGACTTGAGCCTGCCTGTATTTCGAGTCAATGAATGTAAACGCCGCCCGCAAAACCTTCCCGCACGGGTGGAGAAATTCGGATTGCAGGAGATGATCCAGCTTTTGCCACACCTCGGGCTCAAGCGTGTTGCCGGGGAGAACGTGATAGCCAAGACCCCAGGTTTGCCCGTTCAACCCATGCCCCACAAATTCAAACTCGATGCGATCCCCTTGAACGTCGCCGCCTCCGGTCACAACGAGCACGCCAGCGGGAACCTTGAGTTGGTTCTCCGTGACCCTTTCGAGGTAGTCGTAAGCCTCCATAGCCAACCCTGCCGGGTCGGGCTTTTCTTCCTCGGGCGGCTGGTAGGTTTCCGCGTCGAACGTGTTGACGAGAACCCGCTTTGCCTTCTCGCGGTTGTCTGCCGCCTCGATCTTCATTTCCTCGACCGCCGCCCAATGAAGGTGACTTTCGTAGCCCTTTTGAGGCGGGTGAGGCGACATCATGCGCGACCCGTGAAACCCCGCAATCCCGTTAAATGGCCGCGTCGCCCTCCATTCCCCATGCCGAATCATCTCCATTCGTTCAGCGTCGGAAATGTGACAGCCCTTGTCGGGGCACTCAATCCAAGCGCTTTCCGGCTTGTCCCTGTCGTATTTGAGTTGCTTGCGGTGGAGAACGAACTCATGTCCGCAATGGGGACATGGAACAAACCAGACGCGCCAATCCGATTGCAGCATCAGGGATTCAATCTTGCTCTTTCCCTTCACGCTCGGATAGCTCGCCGCAATTTTGATCGTGTCTGGATACTCCGAGCCGCGAACCCAAAAGATTTCCAGCGGGTCGCCTTCATCCGCTTCATTCTGTTTGATGGCGTCTATTTCGTCCGCAAAAAGGAGGTTCCCCTTTGCGCGCCGGATCTTGCCGGGAGCATTGGAACCAAAAGCCGCGAGCATTCCACCGGGGAATTGCTTGTGAAGGATCGTGTTTCCGGTCAATCTCCGCCCCTCGCCGTCTCCAATCAATCGCGCAAGCTCCGGCGTAGGGTCAACCGTTTGCTGCATCAAGGTCTCTTTCGACCATTTCTCGGCATCGTCGGCAACGGGATACATCACGAGGATTTTCCGTTGTTCCTCGGCGATTCCGTGCCCTATGACGTTCATAACCACTTCCGTTTTCCCCATCCGGGAGGCAAGCTGGTAAACGGTCATTTGCACGTCTTTGCGATAGGGCGTTTCCATCATTTCCCGCTGGTAGGGCGCAAAGTCGAAACGGTAGCGCCTGCCTCCCTCCATGCGCCGGACCTTCTCGGACCACTCGGGCGCGGACATGGAGCGTTGGAATCTGCAAACGCGCTCAATGTATCGCTCCGTTTCGCGCCGATAGCGCGCTAGTGCCGCCTCACTCATTCATTCAAACAGGTTGCCCGTGATCCATCAAAACCGGCGAAAGCTGGACCAATTGCGAAAATTGTGTCTCGTCTTCGCGGATGAAAGTGAGATAAGCCGAAGCGGGAAGCGGAATCGCCGCCGCATTGATAAGCCGTAGAGCGCTCGAAAGGTCCAGCGCCATCGTCACGCCAACGGGACCGATGAACGTGTCAGGAACGGTTGGAGCGGTATTCACGCCAACAGCGGCCCGCTTAAGGTCAATCTTGATCGTCTCGCCCGTCACTTCGCGAGCAACGAGGAAGTCGCCGGGTTCAATATCTTCCAGCGCCATTTCGACCTGGTAGCTGGAAACGTTCGCTTCCATCCACGCGGTTCCCGTGTCGGAAGCCGTCCTAATCTGGAACTTTCCGGCATCAGGGGGGCGGGAAATCGTGATTCGGTCATGTTGCTGAACGCTCACGGAGCCGGTAGCAACGTTCGCAATTGTAATCGTTGCCTCTGCAATGTCTGTGCCGGTAGTGGTTTCCGCTAGAATCTGGCAGGTTAGGTCAATCTCGACCGTCTCGCGATTCGATGCGCCGCCCGCGACTGTGGTTAGAGCGCGGTTCGTGAGAGCGCCTAGAATGGAGTGGGCAATCGTGAAATCCGCCCGCGCCCCATCGCTTCGGAACGTAGCGGAATAGCGCCCGTTGGAGCCGGTTACGTCGATTCCGCCAGCAGTTGCAATCGCGTCGATTCGATTCAAGGCGATTCCTAGCGAGTAAGCGTCAACCAAAGCGGCTTCGATTTCCGCCGTATCGCCGCCCCACGTAAACGACCAAACGCCCGCTTGAATCGGAACGGGTTTTTCCAGCGCGAGAGAAAGCCGCAAATCATCGCCTTGCGCTAGGCCGATGTGTTCCGCGATTAGCTCAAGGGTCAAATCATCGCCGGGTCGAATCGCGTCAGGCAATCCCTGGACCCGTCCTTGGTAATCATAGCGAAGGCGCAACATGCCGGAGGGGTTCACAAAACGGCACCGAAAATCAAGTTGAAATCCATTTTCGTTTTGTGGAGGGGTCGGTCGAATGCGACTTTTCTTCGACATGCGGCTTGGATACTTGGTCACGACACCGGGAGCAGATGAGCCGTTGAGTGAAATCTCCTTTAAGTCGGGCGATCACGAAGAGTTGATTTTGCAATTCGGGCGATCCTCTGACCCAACTTCCGTTAGCCCGATTTTCTCGGCGCTCACTTGGACGCCGGAAAACCTTCCAGGCGGGTCAAGTATTTCCGCAGGGATCAAAACTGACACCAGTTATTCGGACGGGGTGATTCTCGCGATTGCGAACAGTTGGACAAATAACACCGGGGCTTACACTTACTCCGCTGATCTGAACCTCAATACCACTGAGGTGAATGCCGAATTGGCAAGAGGTGACTCCAATTCAGCGAATGACGTAGCAAGCGTGGGGTGCAATTTTGAGGTCACTTACCTCGCGAATGGCGCTACGGGCTGGCGATCGTCAGTCATGCCGATCACGGCCACTGTTTATCATGATGTCATTTATGGCGATGAGGGCACCCCAGCGAGCGCGGAAGATCCATCCATCTACCTGCTAAAGTCCGAGGCGGCATCAACGACTAGCGGGAATGGCGCATCTCTGATTGGCGTGGAGGATGCGGGATCGCTTCTCGCTGCAACAACGGTTGAGGGGGCGCTGGCGGAAATTGCTGCGACGGCGGGAAGTGCGGTTCAACTGGGCGACCTTGCGACTGTGGCGACAACCGGGGCATATTCAGATCTTATCGGCGCTCCAACTTCAGGCGACGCGCTAACTAGCGGAACTCTGGATCAATTCGCAAATGTAACCCAAGCGGGCGGAGCTACGCTTTCGATTGCGTCAAGCACAACGCTAAATGGCGGGACTCACTCGGGCGTAAATACCGGAGACCAAACGAATATCTCAGGAAATGCCGCAACCGTTACCACGAACGCAAACCTCACAGGACCAGTTACAAGCGTAGGGAACGCTACATCAATTGCAAATGGAGCAATCTCCAATGCGATGCTTGCCAATTCAGCGGTAGCCAACCTGTCCGGCACCAATACCGGGGATCAGGATTTGAGCGGCCTTGCAGTGAAGGCGAATAACCTTTCAGACCTCACCAACACCGCAACGGCCCGCTCAAATCTAGGCCTCGGCACGGCAGCAACAACGGCGGCGACAGACTACGCCACTGCCGCGCAAGGCACTGATGAGCGAGTCCCTACGGCGGCGGGGATCACGACGAAATTCGGGACGAATAAAGCCACCATCGCGGATGGCGACAAAATCACGATGCTCAACAGTGCCGCGAGCGACGCGCCGGAGCATGCGCTCTTCTCTCTATTCAAGAGCACTCTCAAAACCTATTTCGATACTCTCTATAATCTCTACGTCCTCCCCGTCGCCGGGACGACGACGATCGGAGGGGTGAAGAGAAATGCGGGAGTCGCCGGGCAATACGTGTCCGGCTTCGACACCGATGGATCTGCACTGTATGGCGAGCCTGTATCGGGTTATCGCTCCGGGCTGAACTTCCTGATCAACGGAGATTTCATCATCGCGCAGAGGGGAGACACGATCCTCGCGCCCAACGACGACACTTACTTGTTCGACCGCTGGTATGGACTCAGCGACGGGAATGGGGTCTATGACGCGACCCGCCCCTTGCTGACGAGCGGTTCGTTCATCGGAGTCGCCGCGACTCTGGAGATCAACACGGCCGCGAAGAAATTTGGAATTGCCCAGATCCTCGAAAGTAACCGCACGACGCCTTTACTAGGGCAGGACGTGACACTCTCCTTTATGGCGGCGATCAGCTCCGGAGGCCCGTCTGTGGTGAAGGCAGCGATCCTTTCGTGGGACTCGCCCGCCAATACCGTGACGAGTGATTTCATTTCTTCCTGGAACGCGAGCGGCACCACTCCGACCTTGATTGCAGGGTGGAGGATGGATAACACGCCTGCGAATCTTTCGGTCAATACGACCATGACCCAATACTCGGTGACTGCGAACATCACGGCAACGGATTGCTCGAACTTGGCGGTCTTCATCTGGGTGGACTCGACCGATGGGGTGGCCAACGATTACCTCTACATCGCCGATGTGCAGCTCGAGATCGGCAGCGTCGCGACTCCCTTCCAAAGAGAGCACAACAATCGTGTGCTGGCCGAATGCCAGCGCTACTACGAGGTCGCCCGCTACAACGAAGACAACATCGGGGCCCATTCGTCCTTCTACAACGGGACCACCTACAACCATCACTGGTATTACAAGGCGACGAAGCGCATCAAGCCGGTGGTAACCCTCGCGACGGGATCCTGGACGGGCGGTGCCCCCACGATCAACGAAGGCATCGACAGCACCTACCTGACTCGGGTCGGGGCCTTCTTTGCCTCGGGCACGAGTGGGAATGTCTGCCTCGCCGCCGATGCGGAGCTGTGAAGATTAAAACTTAATCATGAAACTTTTTTACGATCTAAGGCTTGGCTATTTGGTTTCCGCTCCTGGAATTGACTCGCCAATTACACTATTGCAAAGCAAGGCCGGAGATGGGGACGAGATTATTTTGCAGTTCGGTAGATCATCGGACCCCAACGGGTCTTCATCCATCGTGGATTCCCCAACATGGACGGCGGAGAATCTACCGGGCGGAACGGTCATATCCGCAGCCATAAAGGAAGATGGCAAGTTTTCAGACGGGGAGGTCTTGGCGGCTACCTCAACGTTCGCAAATGACTCAGGGGCATTTACCTACACTGGAGAACTTTCACTAAACACGGAAGAGATTAATACCGCCATGCTCCGCGACGACGCAGACGCGGAAAATGACGTAGAATCATTATCGTGCCAATTTGAGGTGACATTCCAAATTGGAGGCTCAGGGCCTTGGAGGTCTTCCGTTTTGCCGGTTCCATTTACGATTTATCACGACATCATATCCGGCGACGAGGCAACCCCGACCGCCGCAAGCGATCCTGCTGAATACCTCCTCAAAGCTTCCGGCATTGAATGGCTACCGACCGTGACGAGCAAAACGGGCGGAACTTCTGCCGACTTGGACGCGGTTCCTACGGTCGCGGTTGCGGTTGGGAAAGTCGTGCAATTCGCCGATGCGGATAGCTCCGACTTGATGCGGGTTTATCAACTCACGGCTGGAACGGACGCCGAAAGCTCTCCCGCCGTGATTCGGCCCGATGACTACGCGCCCACGACAAACGAAAAGGTTTGGCTCCAACGTCAGATTGACGGGGATTTGTTGCTTCCGGCAGAAGTCTCGCAGGTGGAAGCGGAGGCCGGAACCTCTACCGACGCCCGCACGTGGACGCCCGAGCGCGTGAAGCAGGCAATTGAGGCGCTGGAATCTCCCACCGTAGCGGAGCCTCCAAATGGGCTTTCTTCCTCTGTCGCGAATGAGGTTGTTTTGTTCAACGGTACCGATGGGAAGCAGTTGAAGCGAGCGACGACAACCGGCCTTGCCAAGCTAACAAGCGGGGTTCTTTCTGCCGCAACTGCCGCTACCGATTACGTCGCACCGGGAGCAATCACGACCTCCGGCCTTACAATGGCAACGGCAACCCTGATTGGCCGCACGACCGCGAGCACGGGAGCGCCAGAGCAAATCACCGTTG